GTTATATTACTATGGCAAATTCCAAACATTTTTCCAGAATTCCCTATTTTTCACTTAACGATTTGTCAAAACGGTTGTATATATCTATGTCTCTTACACGAAAGGTATTTTATGGAGACTAACACAGAGCTTAAAATCACTGAAACAGAAGAACTCAAGAAAGCAATTGCAAAGGAATTAGAAGAAGATGACAACGATAGACGAATCGAGGATTTCATTGATTCAGGAAGTGGCGAGCAGCCTAGCTAGTTATTTTGTTTGCCCTGGCTATGATGAAGAGGATATTGAGCAAGAGGCGTTTTTTATAGGCGTTGCCACAGTTGGTAAGTTTGACCCGACAAGAGGAAAACAGGACGTCTCAGAAGAACAGAGGATGAAGAATTTTCTTTACTGGGCCATGTCAACTCGCCTGTCAAATCTGAAGAAGGAAAAAACCTATGATTATAGAAAAGATCATCCACAGAGTGTGAACCGCTCCAAGAAGATAATCTCATATCCAGTCAGACTAACGGAAAAATCCACCTATGAACATGACTTTGAGAGCGTGGATAATCAAGAAATCATGGACCTGATCATGGCCTACATGCCCACAAAATTCAGAGAGGACTATCAGCGGATTTTAGAGGGCGAGCCAGTTCAATCAGTCAGAAAGGGCCGTATAATTGCAGAGGCCCAAAATATCTATGACCTAATCATGCAAGATAGGGTAAGTGAATTAGATGACAGATTTAGCGTTTAAAACAGGACGACTAACAGCAGAAGAACAACAATACATCATTGAAAAAATTAAATTCATGAGTGTTGGAGAAATAGCTGAGGCCCTAAAAAGAAGAACCAAGTCAGTTGAGGACTTTCTTAGAAAAATCCCGGCGGTCAAAACAGAAGAGGTTTCCAACGAGTTAAAGAGTAGCCCAATCTATAAAACTCTTGAGAAGCAGTTTACTCCAGACGAACTAAAACAATTCATCTATGAATACAATGGTTATGTTAAGCAGTTTCAGGGCGAAATTCTTCACTCAGAACAGGCACAAATTGCAGACGTCATTAAGATGGGTATTCTTGAAAACAGATGTCTGATTGAAGAAAAGGGCATGATTGACGAGATTACTAGACTTGATATGGAGATTAAGAAAGAGCGGCTTGGTGCAAATGATCCGGCCAGGCTAGACGAATTGGCCCACAACATGGCCATGACTAGACAATTACAGGCTAAAAATGCAGAGCAGTATGCCAAGTTAAATGACGCCAAACTCAAAGGAATGCAGAAACTTAATGCTACAAGAGATAAGCGTGAAGATGCCAGAAACGTGGCCTTCAAAACATCATTCAAAGATTGGATGAAGACGATCATAGAAAATCAGGAGATGAGGCGAGAACTTGGCGAATATATGGAAATGATGAGAATTGCGGCTGATAAGGAGTATGCAAGACTTACCAAGCCGTTTAAATATGCGGATGGAATGGTTGATATACCAATACTTAACACAGAGACGGTCAAAAATCTAAAGGAAGAAAATGCTGACAATGGGAATTAATGGAACAGAAACCGTACTAATAACGGGCGTCACTGGAATGGATGCCTCAGTCATGACAAATTATTTACTGGGGCTTGGATATAAAGTCATTGGGGTAAAAAGACGAAGCAGCACAGAAAATCTATGGAGGTTACAGGGCTTTATAAATCACGCCAATTTTACTTTGGTTGAAGGTGATATCACTGACCTCTACTCCATGATCGAGCTTTTGAAGACGTATAAACCTAAGTACGTTTTAAATTTTGCGGCTATGTCACACGTTGGAACGTCGTTTGAGCAGCCTCAGTTGACATTTGACGTAACGGCCAATGGAGCCATAAACGTGATGAATGCGTGCAAATTGGTTGACAAGAGCATCAGAATTTTCCAAGCCTCAACCAGTGAGATGTATGGCGACCAATATTCAGTGGTCAATGGTGAGAAAATTCAGGATCATAACACACTCTTTAAGGCCCGGTCTCCTTACGCAGTGGCCAAACAGGCGGCTCATGACTATGCCGTTGTGATGAGAGAGTCTTATGGAATGTATGTTTGCCCAACAATTTTGTTTAATCATACTCATACAACTAGGGGTGAAAATTTCGTTGAGAGAAAGATTACTAGATATATTGGGCGGCTAAGAAAGTTTTTTGTTGATCATATACATTATAAGGATGAATTACCAGGATCAAACATTGGAAACTATTGTTATGTGACTGGACCAAACGATCTTGAGGATTGTGGTGAATATTTGAGATCTGGCTCTGTTAAATTTCCAAAGCTTAAATTAGGCAATGTAAATAGTTATCGTGATTTTGGGTGGTCTCCAGATTACATGGAGGCCGTTTGGATGATTATGAACCAAGAAACCCCAGAAGACTATGTGATTGCCACTTCAAAGACCTATCAGATTAAGGACGTTCTAGACTTGGCGTTCAGAAAGATAGGAATTTCAGACTGGACATATTTTGTGGATATTGACAAGTCGTTGTTCCGGCCCAATGAGGTTGAGTATTTGAGGGGGTCGTATGAAAAGCTAAATAAGAATTTGGGCTGGGCACCAAAATACGGAATTGAACAGATTATTGACGAAATGGTCAAATTTGATATAGAACTTGCTAAAAAAGAGAATGTCTAAATGTGGAAAAACGATAGAGTTGAGACTAATCACTTTAAGCGAATTAAACAGCACGTCAGGAAAAGAGATGGATATAAATGCCAAATGTGCGGAAAATACTGTGGTAAAAAATATGGGCAGATTCATCATATAAGGCCGTGGTCTGACAATGTTTATCTAAGGTATGACAAGTACAATTTGATTCTCCTTGACAATCAGTGTCATAAACAAGTAACAAACAATGAGGCACATTGGGTAGGATACCTGAGCACAAAAGCCAGAGAAAATGAACGGAAATATAATGAACGTAAAAAATAACATCGGAATATCAGAACAAATAATTGGACTCACAGAGCCATACCCACTAGAAGAGTTAGACACCATCTCACAGTCAATTTTTCATAGGCCGTGGGGTTATTACAACGATCTTTTTAGGTCGGGCTCTTACGTTCTGAAGACAATTGTGGTCAAGCCACAAAAACGCCTATCACTCCAATATCACAATCACAGACAGGAAATCTGGCTAATTAGAAGTGGAATTGGGTCAATATACCAAGAAATTCCAGGAAAAGACCAACAGGGAAGAGGGGTCGAAATGGCTGCTTATCCAGGAGATGTCTTTCAAATTGGAGTAGGAGATATACATAGGGTCAAAAATATTGGGGATGACGATCTAATAATTGTTGAACTTCAGATCGGAAAGTGCTCAGAAGAAGATATTGTGCGAATTGAGGATGATTGGGGCCGCGAATGAAAATTATCGTAGATACTAGGGAAAAATATCCATTAACATTTAGCTGGTTCTCAGTTGAGACAATCTCTAAGAAGTTAGATACTGGAGATTATACTTTAGATGGTCATGAAAACGAGTTGTGTATAGATCGGAAGGCATCTATATCTGAACTATATACTAATATGTTTAAAGATTATATTAGGTTTAAAAAAGAACTAGAAAGAATGGGGCCATTCAAGGAAAAGTATATTGTTTGTGAGTTTCCCTATTATCACGTTTCTGACTTTCCGCTATATGGGATTCCTAACTCAAAAATATCAGCCCTTAAATTTAATGCGGGCCACCTCATAGATAAAATTGAACATATTAAAGAGAAATATGGGGTAGAGTTTATATTTTGTGATGATAGACATGAGGCGGAACGACAGATATACGAACTTTTGAAGGAGTTTTACAACAATGAAAAGAAGTGACTACTGGATGGAATATGAAGATCAGTACATATCTGAAAACTTAGGGATCGTGCCAAGAAAGGAAATGGCTAAACACCTAAATAGAACCTTAGGATCAATTAATGCACGTATTCATAATCTTGGACTAACAAAGAAAAAAGAATTATGGACAGAGGATGAGTTAAATTTTATACGAGAAAATAACCATTTGTCAATAGAGGAACTAACAAAACATTTAAATAGATCTCATCACGCAACATTTTTGGCGTATAGAAAACTTGGTTTTAAAAAGAGGCCAAAATTAACTGTTGAATATCCGGAAATATATGTCTCATGGACAAGTATGAGAAAAAGATGTTACAGAACGAAAAACCATAACTATGCAGATTATGGTGGAAGAGGTATAAAAGTCTGTGACGAATGGAAAGATGATTCTACCGCATTTATATTGTGGGCATTAGAAAATGGATGGGCCCCAGGTTTAACTCTTGATAGAATAGATGTTAATGGTGATTATTCTCCAGAAAATTGCAAATGGTCAACAATCATAGAACAGTGTAATAATAAACGAAATAACACAACATTAACAGCTTTTGGGGAAACAAAAAGTCTAGCAGATTGGTCTAGAGACGAAAGGTGTCAAGCAAAATATTTTACAATAGTGAGACGAAATAAAGAAGGAAAAATGACACCAGAAGAAATAATAACAACAAAAGAGGCGTGGTCATGGGCAAAATAAAGACCGTAATATCTAAAGATGATCAATGGGCAATAGATAATGCTTGGTTGCAACTAGATATTCCTCGTGACTATATAGTAAATCCAATTGAGGATATTCCAGAAGCTTTTTATAACGAGCCACAGATTTTCCTTATGTATATGATGGCGAGACCGGAATATTTTGCTGGATTTTGCAAGTATATATTAAATGTTCAACCATTACCATATCAAATTTGTGTATTGCGAGAGATTTGGGATACAAAATTTCCAATATTAATAGCAACTCGTGGCGGTGCCAAAAGCTGGATGTTAGCATTATACGGATTGTTAAGATGTATATTTATACCAAATAGGAAAGTTTGTGTTTGTTCTTCAAGTTGGAGACAGTCTAAAGTAGTTTTTGAATACATAGAAAAAATATGGAACACAGCCCCATTATTAAGAGATATGTTAGGTGCAGGAAATGGTCCAAGAAAAGATACTGATTCATGGAAATTTGTAATAAATGAGGGATATGTTAATTCTCTACCAATTGGAACTGGTGAAAAACTTCGTGGTCAGCGCGCAACAGAATTAATTTTGGACGAATCGAAAAGTGTCCCAATTCATATATTTGAAGAAGTTATGGCAGGATTCACTGCTGTATCATCTGATCCAGTAGGTAATGTTATAAAACAATTTGCTATAGATAAAGCTAAAGAATTGGGAATAGAATTAGAAAAAAATAATGATCCTTGGATAAAAGAAAATCAGGTGCTGATGGCCGGGACCGCGTTTTACCGCTGGAATCATTTCTTTGATTATTGGGATAAAAATAGAAAAAAGATAGAATCTGTAGTTAATCCTGAAGTATTAAGAGAGGTATTTCCACAAGGGCCAGATAAAGATTTTTCACCAAAACACTATTCCATAATAAGACTACCATATACATTATTGCCAGATAAGTTCATGGATACAGCTAATATGTCCAGAACTAAAAGTCAAATTAATCAAGGTATTTTCTTTAACGAATATGAGGCCGTCTTTAGTTCAGATAGTGATGGATTTTTCCGCCGCTCCCTCATTGAATACTGCACCCCAAAACCAAACTCAGAGGAAGATGGACACCTGTCTTACGAGCCTTTACTAAGAGGAAACCGCGAATTCAAATACTATATGGGAATTGACCCGGCCATGACACAGGACAATCTTTGCATCTGTATTATCGAGGACAGGATTGAATACGGAAAGGTCGTTTATTGCTGGACCACTAATAAGAAGAAATTTGAGGAGCGGTCAAAGAAGGGGTTCGTCAAGGAGAATGATTACTTTAGCTATGTTTCCCGCAAAATACGAGACTTGATGGACCGTTTCAATATTGAGTTAATTCTGATGGACTCCCAGGGTGGTGGACACGCAGTTCTTGAGGCTTTGAGAAATAAGGACTCCATGAAGGAGGGCGAACAACCAATCTTCGAGATTAAGGTAAAGGACAAGCCCAAAGAGACAGATAGAATGGAAGGAATTCACATTGTCCAGCTTATCCAGTTCGCCTCATCAACATGGACCAGCGAATCAAATCACGGCCTCAAAAAGGACTTGATGGAGAAAAAGATTTTGTTTCCTTATGTGGACGGTGCCTCAATGGCCATAGCCGCAGAACAGATTGGGACACAAGATACCCCATACGACAATATTATTGAGCAGTTTGAAGAGATTGAGGATATGAAAAATGAGTTGTCAGCCGTTCAAATTACTCATACGGCCTCAGGAAGGGAGCACTTTTCAGTTCCGGCAGATGTCATTGAGGGTAAGAAGGTCAATGGAAAGAAAGATCGTTATTCGGCACTTTTAATGGCGAACTATGGAAGAAGGAAGGCCCATGAGGAAAAATTTGTGCCAGAAATATCAATTGGCGGTTTTGCGTCAACTGGAAAGGTCACGGTGAATAAAATGTTTTATGGAAATGATGAGTACAACAGGGCCGCAATGTCAGCTTACTCAATTTATGACTAGAAAATAACGGCCAGTGGTTAAAATGTTGTATAAAACGGTTGAACCGAACAGTCAAATCATATTAACCGAGGTCAGCATGACACAAGAAAATAAGTACGATCCAGATGAATTTTCAGATGAGTATGGAATGGCGGATAAGGACGTTCCAGGCTTTGGGAGACATTTTGCCTCTGCCAACAGAACATTTTTGAACGACTCCACCAATATTCACGTCAGATCTGAGTATACAAAGGACGATTATTACTATTTTAGGCGGTCAGAACAACAGTCAAAAGATCCAAAACGCATCATGAAGATGTGCAAGGACGCCTATGAAAACGTTGGAATCATCAAAAATACTATAGACCTAATGACTGACTTTGCCTGTAAGGGCGTTAGAATCGTTCACAAGAATAAGAAGATTCAGTCTTTTTTGCGTCAATGGTTTAAATTTGTGTGTGGGCGTGAAGTTTGCCAGAAAATGTTAAGGGCCGTTTATAGGGATGGGAATTGTATTACTGAACGATTTGATGGAGATATTAAGAACAGGGCCGTTGAAAGATGGAAGGCTCAGGGGTTTGTAGATCAGCCCGTTTTGGCCAAGAAAATTCCAAAGAAGTATATCGTCCACAACATTCAGTCAATTGAAAAGGTTGGAGATTCTGTAGTCACTGAGCGTCCAGCATTCTTTTTCCGGCCCAGTCTAAACAATTCAGAGGATATCAAGTTTTATACTAAGGAAAAGAAGTTAGAATTAAAAACCCTATACCCCGAATATAAGGACGGAGAATATTTAGAGTTAGAAGGGTCAAGAATCTATGACTACTACTACAAGAAGGATGATGCCGACAAATGGGCCAAACCAATGACTTTTGCCATCATGAATGAACTGGTCATGTTGGATAAGGTAGAATTGGCTGACATGTCTGCACTTGACGGTGCCATTTCCAATATTAGGCTTTGGACACTTGGAAGTTTTGAGAACAATGTTTTTCCAAGTCGTGAAGGTATTTCCAAACTTAGACAAATTCTGGCCAATAATGTTGGTGGCGGCGTGATGGATCTGGTTTGGGGCCCAGAACTTTCATTCAAAGAATCAAACACTCAGATCCACCACTTTCTTGGAAAAGAGAAGTATGAGGCGATTTTAACTTTAATTTATGCGGGTCTAGGAATTCCTCCGACATTGACTGGATCTTCAACGGCCTCAGGATTCACAAATAACTTTATCTCGATCAAAACACTAGTTGAGAGATTACAGTATGGACGCGATATTCTCATAGATTTCTGGGAAAAGCAGATAGATTTAGTGATGAGGGCCATGAGTTTTACCGGAGTGGCCAGAGTCCTCTTTACATACAACGTCTTATCAGATGAGGCCGCGGAAAAAGCACTTCTAATTGATATGGTTGACAGAGATCTAATTTCAGCAGAATCAGTAAGAGATGCTTTTGGGTTTGATCCAGAAATTGAGCAGATCAAGGTATCGAGGGAGGCTCGTCGAAGAGGAACTAGCGTGCCGTACAAGGCCAGTCCATATCACAATCCAAATATTGAGTCAGAGAAAGAAAAGCTCTATGTCCAGAGTGGGGCTTATCCTCCAAGTCAGTTTGGTGTTCAGGTTGATGAAAAATATGACGTAGCACCAAAAGAGGTAGACCAGGCTCAGCAGGAAAAATTTAACGGCTCAAATCCAGAGGGCGGAAGACCATATAACGCCAAGGATAAATTACCAAGGAAGCAGAAAAAAGTCAAGGTCTCCCGTGGTTTTGTGACTAGAATGTTATGGTATAGCAAGGCTCAGGACAAGATTGACCAGATCGTAAATCCTATTTATTTGGCGGCCTTAGAAAAGAAAAACCTGACAAATCTCACCAAATCAGAGTTCTTAGAATTGGAGAGAATGAAGTTTGATGCCGCCTCAAATCTAAAATATGGTGAAGAATTTACTGAAAATGAGGTTTTTTCTGTATTGAATATGAACGCCTCTGAATCAGCACTAGACAACTACACAATTGCCTATTCTGATTTTGAGGAAAGTAACGGTAAACCAACACTCAATCAAATCAGACAAATTTACAATGTCGCATTAGCATTGGAATAAAATGAAAAGTTGGAAAACTACAGTTGCTGGCATTTCAACGGTACTTATCACAATTTTGACTCTGATTGTCAATCCACTTGTTGATAACGATCCAAATACAGTGCCAAAATTTGACGAATCCATCCCAATAATAGTTGCAGGTCTAATAGGCGTTTTTGCTAAAGACCAAGACGTGAAGGAAAATAAGAATGCCTAAGTACGAAATTTATGTGGATACAGATGCCGGTGAATGTAAGGTTAAGGCCGGTGATAAGGAAAAAATGCCAAGAAGCATCTCAATTAGGAGATACAT